CCATTTTGTGGAACTGTAAAGACAAAAGTCGATGTATTGAAGTTGTTTCCTGCATCTTGGTTTGGTGGGTTTATATCATCTTGAAAATCTATTCGCTCATAAGGAAATGCCCTGTTATTTCCACCTGTTCCGGTATTTGCACCAAAGCTTATATCAAAATATTCTGATGATGTATTACTAGCTTGAAATGTTCTATCATCAATTTGCCCTTGTGATAGCTTTAAGCTACCACTACCATAACTTACAACTAAACTTTTAAAATCATTATCATTGAAAATAGTTCCGTCATATTCAAAACCTGCCTGAGTAATAATTTCATGAATCAATGTTTTATAATAAACAGCAGGAAAGAAGTGTTCTGTTTTCCAATCAATGTTATTATTCAAAGCATAATCAACCATTGGATAAACATATCCAGTTCCTTTATTAAATGGTATTGTACCACCTATACCACCACTTGAATAAATATAATTATCCCATGATGCAACCTGAGTATCATAAGTGTATGGATGATTGTATTTGCTTAAATCCAAATCAGCCATTGTCTTTTCGCCAAGTTCAAGAAATAAATCTTTAAGTTTACCAAAACAACTTACATCATATTCTATTTTGTAATCAGCAAGTACCTTAATCCGGTCAAGCTTCATGAATCCTTTAAACACTTCAGCACCATCGTAAATAATTATAACATCAGCTTTTTTATTTGGATTAAATGAAGGAGTAAAGTTCGTTGTGCCTGATGAGTTGACTGATACATTAGTGTCCCAAATCCACCCAAAAATAGCATTATTGGTAGCAGTACCCGGAAGTGTTATTGTCTTACTAAAGTTTGTGTTTTTCTTTGATGGATCTTTAACATCAGCAATCTGATAAGTGAATGGCATCGAAACATCATCAACCAAATCAAGATAGCGACCATTTAAAATAATATCAGTTTTTATCATAATGCTTGACGATAACGATTAAATGCAAATTCAAGTGTAACAGTTAAATTGAATAGTTGGTCATATTCTAAAGTTTTATAATCGTATTGTGTATCTTTAACTGTTACTGCTGTTAATACTCCTGAGTTATCAATAATATAAACATCAGGACTTGATATAAGTTCTTCAAGCCATGTCGATTGTTCTTCTGTAATCCATCCTGAAGTCAATTGAAGTTGGTCAGTACCAATTGTTGAATATTGAACTTTACCTCTGTTCGATGAATTATATTGTACTTGAACACCATCCCAATTCCAAGCTTTTCTTTCATAAAATGATTTTTGATAAGATGATGTTTTTTTACTATTCCATCCAAAATTAAAAAAGTCATAGCCACCTAACTTATTTAAAAAACATAATCTGTAATGTGATTCCCATCCACATTCGCATTCGACTTGAAACCAAAAATCTTCAGTTAATGGATTTCCTTTGTCATCAAATAATTGTACTGAATATTTATCTACATTAGTTGTAAAATATGGTGGACTTCCTGTTGCTGCAAAACCTAATTCACTTCCAACATTTTGTAAGTTAGCAGGACCACAACCAAATCTTTGAACATTATGTGTTGCATTGTAAGCTGTATCCCAAAATAAGGAATGTAAAAGTGTACCATTTGAATCAAGTGTATTTATTCTAACAAACTTAACATCATCAGTAGAATTATTTTGAAGAAAATATAAATAATGAAAATCTGAATAACATACTTTAATAGGATTATCTTGTGTCCTTGTTGGAATATCAGTTAAGAATTTTTTAGTATTATCTTCAGTTGTATAATCTTTTGTAGGTACAACACCATTCCACCATCTGTCAATAGGTAAACAAGCATTCCAAATATACATTCCATCTGTTGCTAGATTTGTATAAGTTGTTATTCCTGATGTTGGCCCATACTGCTCACCAAATGCAACATAAAAAGTTTTATAACTATCTGTGCAATCAAAAAAATCATTTGTTGTACTTGTTGGTGGATTGAATGTAACTACATTTCTAAGTACAGAACTAAAATCAAATCTGCATCTTCCATTTGTAGGATCAGCACCTTGAATGTATCTTACAGTAGTTGTACCTGAAGTCCATGTTAAATCACAGATGTATTTAAAATTTGGCTGCGCTGTATTTGTTGAACTCACTACAAATTCAACTGGATTATGTGCCATTGTTATAAAATCACCTAGCGGTAATTGTTGAATAGTTATTGCCATTACTTACCTAATATTTGTAAATTAAATTTTGCTCCTTTGCCGAATTGTTGTTCTACTAAATCAGTTAATTCAGTTTCAAATTGTTTTAAATGTTTACTAAACCAACGAGTACCTTCATATCCTTTTTTATGAATCTTTCGTGCAATTAAAAAAGATAATGCTTTGTTAGCTTGCGCTGCTGTCAACTTTCTACCGAATAATTCCATACCACTTGATGGTACAAGTTTTTTTTGTGCAATCCATCCGCCACCCTTACTTCCAAATGCTAAAGCTTTTCTTAACGCACCATTACCACTTCCGCTTGTTGGATTTCTTTTGTCATCAGTATATTTGTAATAATCAGGAAGAACTAATTGAATGTGAACTCTTTGCCCTAATGTTGTAAATACCCACCCTTTTAAAAGTTCAGCATATAATTCACCACTTGCAAAGTGACCAACTCCCTTTGGTTTTTTAGCTGTCATTAATGACTCTCGCCATTTATCAGCCCATTCATTTATAAAGTTAGTTAAAGAATCATTCCTTTCAAAATTGATTAATCCTTCACCAACGTCATTAGTCAACCAATCATCTAACGCCTTGCTGAACTGCGCAACTCCTGTTGTTGTCTGTGCCATTCTAATTCTTTTTCTTTTATTCTATAAAATTGTAATACATTCAAAAACTTGTACGCCGTCCATTTCATATATTCATCCCAAACTAATGGGTTCGAATTGCTCAAATTGTCTAGCACATAATACCATGTCAAGCTGCTTGTTGGTTTTCCTTTATTGCTCTTTCCATCGTTTCGCTCAGCATCGTGTTTGCTAGTTTCAAATAATCCTCGATACCCTCTAATAAAAGTGGATAGAGATTGCAAAAAAAAAGCACCAAAGGGTAAATCACATCAACCGGACAATGCCGAAGTAACTCGGATTTTTCTTCATCAGTTAGCTTTGGCTTATAAATTATTCTTGTCGGTTCGCAGTAAATAGCCATTAGTTTATGAGCATTTTCAAATATCTTATCCGTGTCTTTTGTAAGTTCGTAGTGGTTTATAAATTGCTGTGCTGACAAAGTTTTTAAATCAAAAGTCACATTCCAAACATATCCTTTGCACCAAAAACTATTAATCTTTTTTTCACCTGGTAGTTTACCCAAAAAACTAATCTTTGCAATTTCTTTTTTAAGTTGTGCTATCGGAAGCTTTTCATATTCCGAATAAGGAATCTTTGTAAATGTTGATAAGATAAGTAAACCACGAGTAAGGTCAGGATAAAGTTCTTTATCAATTGACTTATCATTTCTTATTGCTTCAATTTCAATAAGTTGATTAAGTGTTACATCTGACCAGTCTTTCGGTGCTTTTTTCATTGCTTTCATATTAAAGTGTTATATTGATTTGTTTTGTACCCTTTTTTTTACCTAAAAGTTGATGACAGATAAGATTTCTCTGCTTGCCTGTAAGCTTGATAAGCAATTGCCAAACTCATAACACCATCATCATGGAAGCCGAATGGTGCTGAATATTTGACTGATCTTGTCTTTGGATTGTAGTCATAGCTGAAAACTTCAAGTTCTTTTAACAGCCAGTCAGTTTGTAGTACCTTTAAACTCTTATCCTGATTTGCCACTATCAAGTTTTCAATTATATCCTGTTTGCTCTTACTTGTTGTTATAAATGGCGAAATATATACTGATGGTATCTCGTTACGCAACATTTCGAACACAGCATCACCAACTGAGTTAACCTCTATAAGTGTATCCGGGTTGAACTTTAATAATTGCTCCTTTACTTTTTGGACTATTTCTGTCCAATCCATCTGCCGCCATCGTTCGCAATAAACAACTTCTGACTTATTGTTTAACACAGTCAGCACAGTATAATCATCTGCCCTTCCAACATCTATACCAGCGTAATATCTTCCGGTCATTTCAGGAGTGTTATTAATCTGAACATCCTTAAACATCCCTGCACCACCATCAATAAACTCAGCTAAATATTCTTGTTTAAATACATGGTCAGGTAGTGTTTGCCTTGCATCGTCAATCTCAGATGGAATAATTATCGGATTGTCATAAGAAGTCATAGTGAATGACTTATATTGCGGATTATATCCATCCATCTGATAAAGCTTATAGAAATGATTCCTACCCTTTGGGGTTGATATTAAAAGCACCTTACGACCTTTAACAAGTACAGTTGCCCTTAATACTTCAGTCCATGCTTGTTCACTCATGAAAGCAAACTCATCACAAACTAAATACTCAAAAGTAAAACCACGAATATTGTCGTATCTCTCAGCTGAAAAGAATTGAATCGTAGAACCGGAAGCATATTCAAGCAATAACTCACTTCGATTGACTGTTCTGTAAATCTCAGGTCGTTTCTGAAATGCTTTGTACATTTCATCAAATACTTTCTTGCTTTGCTTATAGGTTGGAGATACCCAAGCACACTTAACATTCTTATTGTTTAATGCCCAATATAAAAGTTGATTTGTAGCCAGTAATGTTTTACCAAACTGCCTACCAATATTCAGAATGTAATACTTCTCAGAACCATTATTGATCGAGTCGTGGATTTTCTTCTGATTCTTGTGTGGTATGTATAGTATCGCCTTTGCCAAAGTCCGCTCGGAAAACCATGTTTCCTTTTATTTCTAAATTGTTTTGTTCAATATATCCTCTTTTCTTACCCTTGCACTTTAAATAAAAAATTGTGGATAATGGATTTCCTTTTTGAATTTGCTTTAATAGTTGTGATTCTGCAAAGTCAAGAGCAGCATTCTCCATATCTTTTACAGCCCTTCTATATTCAGCATCTTCTTTCAGCCATTTATAGTGCATCGGTCTAGATATACCAATAGCTTTACAAGCATTAGTAACAATACCTAAGTTCTGTTCTAATGCTAAAATCATTCTTTGTTTTGTTTCTTCAGGTAGCATATAATCCTTCTTCTTTTAAATGGTCAACTAATGTTTCAATTATCATTGGAATGCAACCACCACAATTACCAGTTGGTGGATGTCCTATGTCGTGGTAAAGCTGTCGCATCTGCCTAATCGTTTCGTTTGTAGGCATGATTGATTTATACTGGTCATAAACCATCAACTGATGCTTGAATCCTTCTAGTCTTTTGCGTTGTTCTATTGTCATATTATTTTAATTAATCTTAAAAAGTTATATATAAGAACTGAAATAAATCCTGCTACTAATCCTTTGCAAATTGCAAACCATAGAGCTTCATGCGCCAAAAAGTAAGAATGTAACCCAACTCCCCAAAAGCTTAAACACAACTCACAATCAAATGGTTTGATGCTTTTCTTCTTAAATGCCCATTTAAATCTCTGAGGTATTCCGGTCAGATGCGCCCATGTTACTGCGGCTATTATGATGTATAGGTCGGTCATTGGATATTATAACCTTTAATATTAATTTGAGGTATCTCATGCTTTGTACTTACTATTGTTGCCCATGCTCCATCAGTAACTAAGTTTTTACGATACGGAA